GTTATAGAGTGAGGGCAGATTCTCGCCCATGACCTGTGGCGCAAGCTGCGCTTCTAATATTTGTGGCTTACGCGAGAAGAGACCCATAGAAGGCAATTATACACTACATGTAGATTATTCTGTGTATATAGCCGCTATCTGTTGTGGTTTGTAAAGCATGTGAACAACCATGGCGGTTGCAATCGCTCCAGAGACATCGCCCGCGCTCTTGCGTTTAACAATGCGCCAAGCCGAATCATTAACCTTGGCTGCGCAGTTATTCATCTGCTGGATCCAGTTCTCTTGACCCGCATGAACAAGCCTCTTTGAGTTAAGGCTGTCGTTAAGGTCTCCGCATGCCTGATAGAAGGAAGCGCCAGAAATGTCCTGCACAATCTGTCCAGCGTTCGAGAGCTTGTCCGCAATTGACTGGGCTGTGTACTTGTCGTAGCAGATTTGGCGCGGGCGATACTGGTCAGCCCATGCCTTGATGTCCACCGCAATCTTTAGATCATCAACGCTTACCTGTGACTCCCACGTTTGTAGGATTCCAACTCCGATGCGACCATCTGGGAGTATCTGGCCAGCAACCAGACTTGCATTACGGCGAGACGGACTGACATCAAATGCAAAGACTGTATAACCGCCCACAGGAATCGTGAGTGTTGAGTCGCTCGTCTCCTCAAGGATTCCATGAGCCCACGGAGAAGCCAGAGAGTCAATCCATTGGCAGAGCAGCTCTGTTCTAGTATTTTCAATAGGGCTTGTCGCAACTGCTTCTTCAAGGGCTTCCTCGCTTATCGTATATCCGAGTGCTGGATTGGCTTGAGCCCAACCAACACGATCCGTAATCTTGCAATATTGGGGAGCGCTGTACTCATAGAACCCAAAGCTCTTAGGCGGGTTCTCTAGCGCCCTTTCTCTCATGCCATTTAGGACAACCGAGAAAGCGTCTCCTGCATTTGAGGTAAGAAGCGTTTGAGCATTTGGACGAGCTCTAGTCGTTGGGATAGCGGCTCGAAAACCCTCTTCGTTGATCTCTCGGAGCTCGTCAATAAAGAGAAAGTCTGCAGTTCTGCCTCGAGATCCATCTCTAGTTGCCGCGACAACATCCAACCTTCTTCCATCCAACATCTCAATAGACTCTGTGCCGTTGGCGTACCTGATCTGTTTGACGAAGCCTTTGAGGTGGTCATTGTTCTCCAATACTTGTGCGACTTGTCTAAAGGTGTCCAAAGCCATGCTTCGATTAGAGGACATGATAAGGACGTTCTTACTATCCCACTTAAGCAGGTGAGCAAGGATGAGCATACGAGCTAAGTGGGTCTTTCCATTCTGTCGAGCGATAAGCAGCAGGTTTGTCTTGCGTATCCACATGCCTTTCTTGTCCACGCCCAGCATGTCCTTGAGGACGTACTCCTGCCAAGGTAGAAGCGGCATATCTATGATCGTGCAAAGGTCTTTGACATCTTGGAGTTTACTAGCGCCCTTTAATGGGATGCTGGCAAGCCTTGGTTTGGTTGCCCCTCGTAGGGCTTTGGTGCGTTGGGCTGGCATCGGGTTAATTCCCGACTGGTCTGGCTGTAAATGGACTGTCTTGGTGAATTACCGACTGTGTCGGAGAGGGATAGGCAGAAAATACAGGGGGGGTACGCACCTTCTCTAAAAAAACACGCTCATTACGGCTTCCCTTGCTGCTATTGCATGACACGCAGCAGGTTCTCATGTTCGCTTCATCTATCGCCAGCTCTGGCGCTTTGCTCACAGGGATGATGTGGTCGATGGTCATATTCTTATTCTCTGCTCCGCAGTAGTAACACACATACCCATCTCTAGCCAATACTCGAAGGCGTACTTCCTTGTACTTCCTCGATAGTCGAGGATCACCCTTCTTAGTTGCCATTACACATCCCTAACATCCCTAAATATAGTTGCTACCCATAGTAGCCAATGCTACTCTTCTGCTAAGTAGATTCGCCGTCTATGTCAGTACATAAGCCCTAGCCCATAAAGCTGGGGTTTATGTATTTCTACTGCCATCCTTTGGTCTTGAGATGATGTAAAGCCTTACAATAGTCAGGCTCATCATACTCTGTATAACCATACCTATGTTGTACATACTTCCAATAGAAGTAGAACTGGTAATCATAAGGAGCATCTATCAGCTTGGTATTGCGTATCTGGTAGTACCCATGATGTGAGCCATTGCGAGCATTAGCTCTAAATGATGACTCTCTAAACACTATCTCTTGATGACATGCATATTGCTTATCTGTAAGTTGATAATCAGCTAATGAATGTAAATCGTAATAACGATCTATTGAGCCTTGTCCTACTGCAGTACTCTGCATAGACAGAGCTATCCCAATAACGGCGGCTACCCAGCGAGCTCTCCGCGTAAGCGGCTCGCTGTGAGCCCCTTTAAGGGCTCTAGCCGTAAGAGTACCAGAAGCACGAAGCACATTTACATAAGTGCTGGTCAGAGCGGCGTGTCGTTTCATAGATTCTCCTATCAACAGCCTGTGGATTAAAACTCTCCAATTGTGGATAACTTAGAAGTAACCTTCTGTTGAATTGGGAACGTAACTCATACGCTTAATTAGTTGTTCCTCTACGCCATACATTTTGGCTACATTCAATAGATCCTCAACAGTATATGGCGGCTTTTGATACATGAGTAAAGTCTGCAGAGCTGTAACAATTCCCCATTCGCTCCATTCATCTCTGTAGCTTCTAGCCATGATTAGTTCCTTGAATCTGTGCTATAGAACCCTGAACCCTTGAAATGGACTGCTGGAACACTTGAGTACACCTTTCGCATGGTCTCACCACAGAACGGACAATCTAGATCGTGTGGCTCTGATATGGATAGCTCTTTGTCATAGCGGGCATTAGCCTCGCACTTCTCGTTATTGCACTCGAACTCATAAATCGGCATTAGATACCTTGCACGTGCGACATGGCACATCCTTTAACTTCCACGATCCACACAATGTGCATCTTTCAGGCTCTAATTCTACCGAATCTTTCTGTATATCTCCGTAGATTGGTAAAAGTAATTGCACCAAGTCACCAAACCGCATGAAAGCAAGATACTCGGAAGCATCTTCGCCCTGTCCATTCATACGACACACCACGAACGGAAGCTCTTTGCCATCCGCTCTCTTGGTGGCTTGGCGCAACCACTCTAGGGGCTGGAACGCTGACCTAGCCTTAACCTCAACGTCGAACGGAACGTTGGTTATATCTTTTCCAGCTCCACGACCTACACCTGCGCTTCTCCACCAAGTCGAGAGATAGGCTGCAACCACTCGCTCGGTACGCAGACCTCGGTCTTTTCTGTGTCGTGTCATGCACGACCAGCAGAGTTAATTGTTCCGCACTTGTCACACTTCCACTCGTTCTGTAGTGCCCTTTGTTTAATCTGTTGAACTGTTGGTGGGGTATTACATAACTGGCAGATAATGGCAAAGCCTAGTTTCTGTAGATCATGAGCTGCTGCCTGTGCAGCTTGCAACTGCTCATCTGTAGGGAATTGCTCCCACTCGTCATCTTGATTCCGGAAATATAACTTACCCACGTTTTACCTGCTTACCCCAAGTGCCATCTGGCTTTATCTCATACCAGATAGGATCACAAGGCACTTGTCCTCCCGGCATATCTCTGGTGCTGGACTCTGGACATCTCCACATTCCGTACTGCTTACCAGCCTTAGAAGTTCCTGTTTTCCATACACGCGCACCATGGATACAGCTCTCGTCCGGTTGAGTGCCACCAAGGACAGCCTTGACTGTCTCGACTGCTGCTTCCATAGTCTGAACTGGTGCTGCAAAGTTCTGATTCCATGGATCAGATTCTACAGGCACAGGTACATATTCCTTGGCTGTGTCTGCCATCTTAGCCTTGGTCTCTTGCACAATGCTCTGGACTTCGACCTTAGCCTTTACCTTACTCATCTCCTCACGAGATGCTCGCTTGCCCTTAGTTGCATATCCCGCATTAGCCAATGCGCGCCCAATCGCACTTGTCTCACAGTTCTCAAGGGCAGAAGTAGCATTAACTCCACGCCCTTGTATCGTTTCTTCAGCGAGCCCAGTAGTCCAAGGTCTAGCATCAGCTTCAGTTCGATAGATACTAGCTTCAACGATAAACCTAGAAGTAGTATGCTCAAGGACTTTTGTATGTATCTGACCATCTGGGTGATCCTTCCAGAACTTAACCAGTCGCTCTTCGACTGTCTCGTAATCTTCTAAGTTAAACATAGAGTTCATTCTCCTCTGTATGTAATTGCCCTGCTATGGCAACGTACGCCGCAAGGTCGATGTAAGTGTCTGGCTTTGCAGTTTCCATGCTTCTTGCGATTTTGACCAATGCCATACACATCGCCACCTGATAATCAGTAATGGGCATTTCGAGGTATGAGCTCCAAAGTGCGGCTGTCCTTTGCATATTGTCGCTAGGGTGTCCGTAATCAAGTCCTCGGTCTTGGATAGTAGCTCTCGCTTCGTTGAGGTAATCACGAGCGTTCATTCCTTATCCCATGCCTTAATTAACTGATGGTTGTATGACTCCATCATCTTCTGATCCCTAGCAATTAAACCTTCGTAATACTTGCGTACTGCCTTACGTCCTTTGACGTAGCCATCGTGATAGCCAGAGTAACGCCCTAAGGCGAATGATCCGAATACCAGCAATAGAGTTATGAGCTGTGCAATTGTCATTACGCACCTGCCTTTAACAAGGTCTGCGCTGTGCGGACAATCTGGGTGTATGAAGCATCTGACCACTTAGAGCCATCGAGGGTTGTGTCGAGTGTTGCCATAAGGCGGTCTGAATCTGATGTGCTGAGTCCGAGTGAATCGAATAGAACGCGTTGTGCTGTAGTCATTTTGAGCCCCTTTCGTATTGGGTATTTCCCGCTACAAAGAGAACAATACGCCCTACCTGACCCGACAGATAGACAATTTAGGTAACAGTTTTATAACAAAGTTATCCACAGACTCATCCCCTAAATCGGGTATGGCGATGCTAGCGGACTCTGCCATAGACCTTGCCCTGCACAATAAACGTCCCGTTCTTTTCTATGTTGATTATGTCCACTTGGACGTTAGAATTCTTGACGTACATGATGGCAAAGGCTTGCTGCCAATTAGCCGTTCCCTTGGTGTATGAGGCTTGCCTAAAGTCCATAAGGTTACCTACCTCAACTCCATGTAAAACACGCCCTAAACGCCCGCCAGAGGCTTCTGTGAAGGCGCTGCGTCCTGCCCTATGGGTATGACCAGAGATGACGTTCTTCCCATGCCTACGAGCCGCTTCTAGGGCTGATAAGCCCCCTAGCTGCTTGATGGGTGTGTGGTCTCCATGAACTGCTATCCAGTTGGGTGCAATAGCCATAGGGTTCTTATGGAAGGTTATGCCTAGCTCATCGAACTTCATGAACTTCTCAAAGCGCAGCTCTGGCAAGGATAGGAATGATGGAATCTTCTTCATGATTATGTTGTAAAGGCGGTCTGTATGGTTAGACCTAATGCAGTCTGTGACCCCTAGTTCCCAGAGAAGCTCTACGCATCGGTCACGATCATCGCCAAGGCTCTGCTCATAGGCTTGAGGCGTACCTTCTGACCACTTGCTTATGGTCTGGAAGTCAATCTCATCGCCAATGGTGACAGTCTGGTCTGGCTTGAAGGTTTGTAAGAACTTAGCGATGTTGCGTGTGACATGCACGTCCTCGAAAGGCACTTGCAAGTCTGACAGTATTACGATTCGCTTAATCGTCATCCTCATCTTCGTAGGGGATATTGTCTATGCGGTTAGGTAGGTCAGGCAGAATCCAGTCAGGGTATGCATCACGTTCCATAATGATGCCTAGAGCAATATCAACGCCAAAGCCAGCTCTGCGCAGGGCGCGGTACATCTCATGCAACCCGATAGCCCACGCATCTAACGCGTTGTAAGTGTCTAGGTCTATGACCTTCTTCTTAGCCATGGCTTTATTATCGGTCTAGAAGTATGTTGTAAATCTCATCGACACGCGAATTAAGTCTCTTAATTTCAGAGAGTAAATGGGTAATGACATACCCAGACAAACCGCCAATGATGGCGATAGTGGCAAAGTAAAGGGTGAAGAAGTCGCTCTGTGTCATCGCTTAGGAGTCGCGTACCCGAATACGCCCGCTAGGACTGCCCAAAGGATTGAGCGGTAGTCGAGTGCAAAGTTAGATGCACCCCACGCTGCTAGAAAAGCACCTGCTGTCAGGATTGCTGGATTCTTCATGTTCATTATTCTCCGCCTATCATGGGTATATTAAAGAACGAGCCATCGAGATCACCCTTGCTCGTAAAGCTGATATGAAGATGAGACTTGTGGCTATTGCTTCCAGTATATTTTCGCCAAGCCCAGCGCCTCTTGGATGATGCAATTCGTCCATCGAATATAATGTATTTAATTCGTAAATCTCCAGACTTCG